CTGAGACTGACCGCATAATGAATGAATTCGTGGAACTCCTTATCCCGAATCCCCATACACTCCATCCTGTTGACTTTGAAGAAGTGTTCAATCGGCAGTCGCGTCCCACACAACTGGCCATTCTAGAGAAGGCCTGTTTGCGCACTGAAACCACTGCCGAAGAGACGCTGTCAACTTTTCAGAAAGCGGAGCCTTACCCTGGGCCCAAGCCTCCGCGAATCATCACGCCCGTGCCAGGGGTCCAGAAGCTGAGATACTCACGTTACGTCTACGCTCTTGCAAAACTCATACAACGCTGCTCAGCCTACGCTTTTTCCAAGACACCACTCCAGATTGCCGAGCGTGTTGCGCAATTGTGCGGGCGCGCCAAGAGTGGCGTGACGAAATCGGATTTGTCACGAATGGATGGAAGAGTCTCCAACATTTTGCGCGAGTTGGAGAGACGCATAGTCATGCGTGCGTTCCACACCAACTATCATCCGGAACTGATCGAATTGTGCCGCTCTCAAATGCACCAGGAAGCGGCCACCCAGTTCGGTTTCAGGTACTTAACGGAATGGATCAGATTATCTGGCTCCCCCGAAACTGCCGTTTTCAACACCGTCGACAATATGTTTATGGCCTTCTTGGGTCTACGCAAGTCTGGATTCGATCGCTTAGGCGCTTGGAATGGCCTCGGCATTTACGCCGGAGACGATGGACTGACGGCCGATATAAAACCCAAGGCGTACGAGGAGGCCTGCAAAATCGTTGGCCAAGAGCTCGAGGCCGAGGAAGTCCCCTTCGGTGGTTCAAATATTGCGTTTATAAGCCGCGAATACGGGCCAATGGTTTGGCATGGAGACACAAACTCCATGTTCGACTCACGCCGCATCCTCACAAAACTCCACACGACCCATGCTACACTCGGTATTATGCCGCCCATGGAGAAGCTAGCGCAGAAAATTTGCGGACTGTCATTGACGGACTCCCACTCGCCTGTGGCCAAGACGCTTATCCAATGCTTTATGGCCCGGCACCCTACGCTTATTCCAAAGTCGCTAAATCCCGAGATTTCGGGCTGGAACTCTAAGTTCCCAGCTGAGGTCCAATACCCCAACACCGAAGCTGATTGGATGTGGGACTCCTTTACCCGTGACAATCCCCATTTTGACGTTGATGCATTTGACAAATGGATGGAAGATGTGTCCAAAGGAGATAGTGAATTTTATAAATGTCCTGGATTCGAGGACAACCCCCCTGAGATTCCAAAAGGAGTGGTGGCCAATGGCATGGCCGTCGACGTATTGGCTCAGAAGAAGAATAATGCCATCGTGAATAAGAAAATTAAACCTGACAAACCTGTGTTCACCCATCAGAACTTAAAGTACACGGTTAAGATGCGTGGCGCCAATGCGGCCACGCCTTTGTCGAGCGTTGTGCCCTCTGACACCCCCGCCACGAAACGGGGGTTGTGTCAATTGGGACAGGTAGGTAAATGCGTTGACCGCACCTGCCCGCTTTTCCACCCAAAGAAACAGTGCCGCCTTTATGGCGAAACGGGAGAATGCCCTGATAAACGATGTACCTTCTTGCATGTACGGTAAGGAACTAGCCTCCTTGAACCCGGCGGCACGTGCCGGTGTTTCCGAATTTGACTTGACCACATTTAATTTATCCCACTCTAACAACGTCGTCCCTTTGCGCTGCAACCATCGCCTTGCCTTTCCTCTGCCCGCGA